TTAACACCCCTCTGAGATGGGTGGAAACTTGTTTATACTCCGCTATAGCTTTATGCGTATAGGGTAGTACCTTCCCCGCCGTGCGATCGACTAACATAAGTTAGTGAACTCACAAATAAAGAATGTTTACCAGTTCTTTATGGCGATTCCCTGTAAGATACCTTACTTTAGTAGTAAGTGTGTCTTCCATTGGTTAAATAATATAAATAATCATAAAACCATGAAAAGACTAACACTTTTACAAAAACAAGAGTAATCATCTTACGAATAATGACTTATCTAATGTCGGATATATAACTGAAAAGTTATTTCCACATTGAATAAGATTATTAGTATGAAGCTTACAATTGTCTCCTGCTTAATACAAGAAGTTTGGGGCGAGAATAGCAGTTCTTTGAAAGGCTAACGGTATTTCATTTACCGCTCAGTACTTAAAAGAATGTACTAGAATCGTCCAACATTTTGTATCGGGCCACCCGGTATTCATCACTGATGTGATGCCGATTGGTCTAGCTGGAGGACTTCCAACTATAATACCTGGAACTTTAAGAACTCTATTGAGATCCAAAGATCCTAGTACTATAAGAGGAGTCTTGTCTACCTTGGCAGTTTATAGAATAATGAAAATGCCTTGTAAACTTAAGTTAGAGTCTATCACGGATCCTTTTAAAGGGATCTCTGATACTCTACCTAAATTTGAGGTCATTAACGGATTAGCAGCATTAGGTCTTGATATCCCGAAGGGGAGATCAAAACACCTTTTGACTTTATCTAATCCTATCATTTATCTATTATCTGCCGGGCCAAATCACTCTATATCAATGATGGGTATCTGAAAGGATATCTATGCTTGATATATAAGTCCATTATTCCCAACTCTTCTTTCCTTCATTGGAAGGATGAATAAGGGTAATGTTCTTATTGATTTGCTAAGATCCGAGGTTTCTCACTGAGAGGCAACAGGGGTTAAACCCTCTGTTAGTCCCTTAGATTTGAAACTAGGAAAACTAGCAA